TTCTAGCCTGGGTCCTGTTGCCGATGGTATCCCTAAGTCTTTTACTCGCGCACTCGAACTTATGGACAAGTGGTCTGATGGCACTCGTCCTGCTGAATGGGGGCCTTCTTATTGCTTTGTACTTGACTCCCTTACATTCCTTTCTGACGCGGCTTTTAATTGGGCGCGGTCGATGAGCCCAGGAACTAAAGACCCGCGCCAATGGTTCTACACGGCCCAGCAGGCCGTTGAAAACACCCTGGCGATGCTCACCGCCGAGGCCTTTAACACCAATGTCATCGTGATCGCTCACGTGTCCTGGCAGGACCGGCCCGACGGCACCATGAAAGGCTACCCGGCATCCATCGGTAAGGCCCTCGGTCCCACCATTCCAGCCTATTTCGACAACATGATCCTGTGCCAGACTGGCGCGGGCAATAAGCGCACCATCCAGACCGTACCAACAGCCCTCGTGGACTTAAAGAACCCGGCGAGTTTCACGATGGCTCCGACCCTTCCGCTTGAGACCGGGCTCGCCACCTTCTTCGAAACTTTAAGGAAGTAACGTGACAACTTACCCACACGGATCACAAGGCCCGGCAGTGGACTCAACGTCTGATGAGCGACGTGTCTTGACTGACCTTGAAAAAGCCTACATGAAAGAGATCAAGGATATGGGCCGCGACTTCATCGGCCACTGTGACCAAATTGGCAGCTCGCGAGAGATGTCGATCGCCAAGACCAAAATGGAAGAGGCCGTCATGTGGGCGGTCAAGCATATAACGGCGTGAAATGAACCAAATCTCACTCGCCGAACTGGTCGCGTGGCACCAGTACTTCTCTACCCACCCCCATCCCACCCCTAAAGTAAAGGAGATTGCGGAGTCACTCGAAAAACACCTCCACCAAATCTTAACCAACTTGCAGGGAACCCCTGCGCCAGCGAAAGGATCGTGACAAATGGCTAACTTCACCGACATTCTTAACAAGCCTGCCGAACAGATCGAGAAACCGAAGCCACGACCGGTCGGCACTTACCTCTGCGTGGTCAACGGCCCGCACAAGCAGCGCGAGGTTAAGGGTAAGGACGGCACCGAGTTTCCGGTGGTGGACGTGAACCTCAAAGCCATGCAGGCTCAGGAGGACGTGGACCAGTCGGCCCTGGCCGAGTCCGGCGGCGTCGGCTTCAACATCCAGAACACGTTCTTCCTCACCAACGCTGAGGGGAACGACAACTCGTGGCCGTTGAAAAACTTCCTCGAAAACCATCTCGGTATCTCCAGCCAGGGCAAGTCCTTGGCGCAGATGCTCTCGGAGGCGCCGGGCAAGCAAGTCCTCGCCACCGTGAAGCACGAGATGTACGTCGACAAGTCAACGAATGAACCGGCGGTCGCCATGAGGCTCGCCGGCACGGCAAAGGTCTGACGCGCCGAACACGCTCAGGCCCTCGGCTCCTCCGCGTTGTGAGTGACTCCGTGGCGCGGGGGAGTCATCAGTTAAATGTATTGCCATTATCCAATGGGGATTGTCAATACCATTCACTCATAAAGGGACAAGGGATGACTTCAGGCAATTTCACTAGCATCGCGATAGGAGATATCATTGTCAACCGAGCCGAGCGGCAGCGTCGTGAATTACCGAACTTGGATGTTTTGGCTGACAGTATTAAACGGATTGGCCTTATTCATCCTATCGTTATCACTCGTGAAAATGAACTCGTCGCCGGAGAACGACGACTTGAAGCTATACGTCGGCTTGGCCACACTCACACTCATATTCAGTACTTGGATGAGCTCGATCCCGGTCTTAGACGGGCCATTGAGTTGGAAGAGAACATCAAGCGCGAAGCCCTCCCCTGGCAAGACGAAGCCCTCGCCGTCCTCGAATACCACGAACTCCGCGCGGCCGAAGAACCGGACTGGACTCAAGAAAAAACGTCCGTAGCTCTTGGCATTGCACCACAGACTACTGCACATAAAATCAAGGTGGCGCGAGAACTTATCGCCGGAAATGAGATGGTGGCTGCGGCTCCACGATATTCTACAGCCCGCGGTATCGTGGAGCGCGCCGAGTCGCGCCGCGACGAAGCCGCCCTCGCTGCTATCACAAAGCGTCCGATCACAGTCGAGACTCCACCCGAGTCCATCCTCGTCGCTGACTTCAACCAGTGGGCACCAATCTATGCGGGTCCGAAATTTAACTTCCTTCATTGCGACTTTCCTTATGGTATTGGTGCTGATAAGTTTAATCAAGGCGCGGCTGCGTCCCACGGTGGCTATGCTGATCACGAATCCGACTATTGGCGTCTCTGTGATACGTTATCGGCGAACCTCGACCGGCTCTGCACCGAGTCGGCGCATATAATGTTTTGGTTCTCGATGCACTTCTACGAAGAGACCCTCAATTTCTTCGCAAAAGAGACCGACTTCCGGATCGATCCGTTCCCTCTAATATGGACAAAGAGTGACAATGTCGGAATCCTCCCAGACCCCGAGCGCGGGCCAAGGCGCATTTATGAGACATGTTTCTTTGGGTCCCGCGGAGACCGTAAAATTGTTAGACCTACTTCCAACGCTGTGTATAGCCCTTCACAACGAGACGAGCATATGTCCATCAAACCAGAAGCCATGCTTACAGGCTTCTTTAGAATGTTCGTTGACTCGAATACAATTATGCTCGACCCCACAGCTGGTTCTGGAGGTGCGCTGCGAGCGGCAGAGACTTTGGCTGCTAGCCATGTGGTCGGCCTCGAACGAAACCCCGAGTTCGCCGCCCGCGCCAACGCCGCCCTCAGACGGTCCCGAGAGATGAGGAAGCAGGATGCCAAAGCAGACGCGAACGCATATGACGACGCTTGATCGTGGCCTCGCCATTGCTGCGCGTAAGGCTGGTTTCACCCTAACTGAGCTTGAAGAAATCTTCCACCGAGACTCACGAACCCTTCAACAGTTATTTAGGAAACACAATGTCAAACGACCGAACAAGCAAAATTCTTGCGGAGCGCGGAAAGTCTCACGGAGACTTCACGGACAATGCGAGGGTGATGCAAAGTCTCAAGGAGGTTGTCAGAAGGGAACGCGGCTGGGAAGGACTGAATTCGGTCCAACGCGAAGCCATCGACATGATCTTGCATAAGATCGGCCGAGCCGTCTCCGGTAATCCTAACTGGCACGATCATTGGGACGATATAGCTGGCTACGCCCGGCTCGTCTCCGAGCGAATTCCGCATGCAAAATAAGATCGCAATCGTCGGCGAGGCCTGGGGCGCGGAAGAGGAGGCCCAGCGCGCCCCTTTCGTGGGCGCCTCCGGTTGGCAGCTGACCCAAATGCTTCAAGAGGCTGGTATCCACCGCGCTGACTGTTACCTAACCAACGTCTTTAATCTGCGGCCGCCGGGAGGTAATGATGTCGAAAACTTGTGCTGTAGTAAGTCTGAAGGTATCGTTCATCTTGGACCTCTCACAAAAGGAAAATATCTCCAGACTCGATACGCTCCGGAACTTGATCGACTCCGAGACGAACTTACTGGACTTAAGCCGAACATTGTTATCTCTCTCGGAAACACACCAGCCTGGGCAATCCTTGGAGTTACGGGCATTTCTCGAATCCGAGGTACAGTTACTCTTGGGGGGCGGCCAGGGTACGAGAACCTCAAGGTTCTGCCGACTTTCCATCCAGCCGCTGTTTTACGGGATTGGAGCCTCCGACCCGTCACGGTCCTCGACCTAGCCAAGGCCGGGCGCGAATCCGCCTTTCCTGAAATCCGGCGCCCAGAGCGCACCGTCTACATCGAGCCATCACTCGACGACATGGAATGGTACTATGAAACGAGACTCCGTCACGCACCAGTTATTTCGTTCGACATTGAAACGAGCGGCGACCAAATTACATGCATCGGCTTTGCCCCCGGACCGTCTAGCGCGATGGTCATCCCTTTTAGAGACAATCGACGCCGTGATCCTGGAGGATGCATGGGATGTTACTGGCCCACCCACGAAGCTGAGGTACTGGCGTGGCGATTTGTGCGTCGAGTTCTCAGCCTGCCTCAACCAAAAGTCGCGCAAAACGGACTTTACGATATCAATTTCCTCTGGACCCGATACGGAATTCCCGTCGTGAACTTCGAGGACGACACAATGCTGCTGCATCACGCGCTCCAGCCGGAGTCCCTTAAGGGACTTGGTTTTCTTGGGAGTGTTTATACGAATGAAAGTTCTTGGAAGTTGTTAAACCGGCGCGATCCGACGGCAAAGAGAGAGAAATGATCCTCGAAATCCACCAGCTAATTTGGTTGCAAACCCCGAAGGGTCAGGGCATCGCCAAATTCCTGATCGACAACGGGCCGGAGGCGGACTTGCAGTGGGTCTGCTTCATCCACGCCACCCGAGAAATCTGGACCTTCGGCAATGCCGACGTCCGAGTTGAGTCTAACGTTACCTTAGGAAGGCCATGAGAGTAATCGTCGAATCACCATTCGCAGGGGGATTTACGAATGTTAAGTATTCTCGCGAGTGCATCCGTGATTGTCTTGATCGCGGTGAATCTCCATTTGCTTCGCACCTTCTCTATACACAAAAAGGAGTCCTCAACGACTCCATCCCAGACGAAAGAAGAAGAGGTATTGCGGCGGCAAATGGATGGCTTGAGGTCGCTGATTATGTGGCTGTCTATATGGATTTGGGTGTCACTCGGGGGATGCTTTTGGGTGTCATTAAAGCGGCACGTCTTAACAAGCCTATCAGGCTTAGATGGGTCCGCGAACGTCATCCGGAGGAGTGTGTGGATGCTGATGACATTACCAGTGTTTTGATGGTGGTCCATGAGAGCCGTTAAAACCCACGAACTTACGCCAGAGTCCGTCGCCGAGCTTGACGACGAAACTAAATACTGGATATACAATGCCCTGGACTGTTGTTTAACCTCGGAGATACTCGATGTCATTAAACCACAGCTGGACGATACGACTAGAAGAACCTACGAATTTGCCAAGTCGCTTCAGGCTCCAGTGCTCGAAATGCGGATCAGAGGTATTCGTGTTGACGACAGATACCGTCGGGATACTATTGCATCTTATGAAAGAGACTTGCAAACCATCCAGTCGAATCTCAATCGAATCCTTACCGAAGGTATTGGATATTCCCTGAATTGGAACAGCCCAGCCCAGTTAAAGAAACTCCTTTACGAGGTCCTCGGCCTCCCGGTCCAGAAGAAACGGAACGCGAAGGGCCTCTACACCGTGACGGCGGACCGAGACGCTTTAGAAAAGTTGGAGACGTACTTCAATGCCCAACCTATCATCAATCATATACTCGCCCTTAGAGACATCAGTAAAAAGATTGGAGTATTGCGTACGTCAATTGACTTGGATGGTCGAATGCGGACATCCTACAACATTGCAGGAACTACGACTGGTAGATTCTCTAGCTCGCTTAGCGATTTCGGAACTGGAGGAAATCTCCAAAATCTCGAAGAGCGCCTTAGACGCCCTTTCGTCGCCGACCCCGGAATGAAGTTCGCCTATATCGACCTCGAACAAGCGGAGAGCAGACTTGTCGGAGCCATTGAATGGAACCTCTTCGGAGACGGACGTTACCTTGACGCATGTGAAAGTGGAGACTTACATACAAGTGTCTGCCGACTCGCTTGGACTGAGCTTCCGTGGAGCGGAGACATCAAAAGAGATCGCGCAATTGCGGATCAACCGTTCTACAGGCAGCATTCTTTTAGGCATATGGCAAAAGTCCTTGGCCACGGAACAAACTACAATGGTAAGCCATATACTATGGCCAAGCACACCAAGCTCGAATCCAAGCTCATCGCCGAATTCCAGACCAAGTACTTCAC